TGGACTGCACCGCAAGCTGTAACAAAACTGTTACAGTGAATCAGTTTGACTAATGAAAATGTGGACATACAAAACAAAAGCTGGAACATATAAAGAAGATACTTTGCTTAAATTGTTAGTGAGTATCGGTAAACATAGATTTCATCATTTGGTACACGACGGAAAGTGGATGGATTAATATCAACAAAATTCAAATTATTACCGTAAATCAGTTCGACCAATGAAGTTTGCGATTAAAACGGTAGCGCTTGTTGCGGTCCTTTCACTGCCCTTAATTTTCCAATCAACGCTCACTGAGATTTTAAAGCTTAGGACATTTGATTATTTTGTAGCTGAGTACGAGCAGAGCAACTATTTTGCTGTGCTGAATATCACAGAAGAAGATATTGAGCGCGAAGGCGGATGGCCATTGCCCAGAGCGCGGTTGGCAGAAATACAAGATAATTTGATGCAAAGAGGCGCTTTGGGAGTGGGCTGGGCGGTGGCTTTTCCGCAGCCAGACAGACTCGGTGGCGATGAGGAGTTTGCAAGATCGTTGCAGGGCAGTAACAGCGTCCTCGCAATGTATGAAAATGAAGGCTCTGGCTTTCCAGAAACCGTGGGTACGGTCATTATCGGAAATTCGGTTGGCGGCTACTCTGCATCGGGTGTTGTGCAAAACATTGAGGTGCTGAGTAATGTGACATCACAAGGCATTGCTTCAGCGCCACTAGAAGTAGACCAACTGGTTCGTCGTATGCCGCTGCTGATGAAAACACCAGACGGTTGGGTGCCCGCATTTGGCACACAGGTTTTGAAGGTTCTGGCTAATGCAGACACCTATATCATCAGGACAAACCCAAATGGCATTGAAGAGATTATTGTCCAGGGATTACCTCCGGTAGCGACTGATTCACTAGGCCGCAAGTGGATTAGCTGGGTGAACACACACGAAACAACTTTAACCGAAATGAATGTGCAGGACCGATTTGTTTTTATCGGCACTGACGCTATGGGGATTATGCCGCAGCTAGCCACGCCGGTTGGATTGCTTGAACCGCATAAAATTCAAGCTGCTTTAGCGGAATCAATACTTATAACCGACAGCCCAAGAATCCCTGATTGGTCTTTAGTAGCGGAATTAGCCATTTTTACGCTAACAGTAGCACTTGTATGGGTCTTGGTGACAAAATTAGGCGTTACCCTTGGGGTAATGTCTTTTCTAACTATTTTTGCCTCTACGGGCGTATATGGGGCTTATTCTATACAGCAGGGAGTGCTGTTAGATGTTACGTGGACTCTGATCTCCCAGTTTGTGGGCGCTTCAGGTGCGTTTTACCTTAATTTCCGAACGCAATATCGGCTTAGGCAGCTCATTAAGCAGCAGTTTGGGAAATACTTAGACCCACGAATGGTTAAAAAGCTGCAAGATAATCCAGAATTGTGCCAAGTGAATGGAGCGAGAGTTGATTGCTCTATTATATTCACTGACTTAAGAGGTTTTACGAGCCTTTCAGAGTCAGTAGAGCCAGAAATGGTGACTTACATAATGAACAACGTGTTAGATGTGCAGGTAAAAGCTGTGAATAAGTTTGGTGGTGTAACTGATAAATTTATTGGCGATGCTGCAATGTTCCACTTCAATACCATCATTCCGCAAACTGACCACCACAATCTCGCGTTAGCAGCGGCGATGGAAATAGAAGACAACATCATTGAATTGAACCAGCAATTCCAAGAAGAAGGCATCCCAGAAATAGCGATTGGCGTGGGGGTCAATTCGGGCATTTGTATTGCTGGAAACTTTGGTGCTACAGATAGGTTTGCATTTAGTTTAATTGGTGACCCATGCAATATTGCCGCCAGATTAGAATCGGCTACTAAGGAAGTTGGCGTTATGACGCTGATTGGAGAAGAAACTGCAATAAATTCTGACTATCTGCTAAAATCCTTAGAACCAATATCAGTTAAAGGTAAAAGTCAACCTCTTAAGGTGCATACATGGGACTAAATATAACGCTTGTAGTTTTGTTAGTTACCGCTTCAGCAGGCAGTTACTTCTACATCAATATGCAGAAAGCTGAAATTCGCCAGCTTCAGGTTGAACTTCAAACCGCAGTTAATAATCAGGAAGTGCTGGAATCAGCTATTGCCAATCAAAATAATCAGCTACAAGAACAGTTAGAATCACAGCGATTAAACCAAGCCCGAATTACGGAGCTTTCAGAAATGAATAATGAAGCTCGTCAGGAAGTCACCGCTATGCGGAACACTTTTGCTCGACACGACATGAACTCATTGGCTATAGCAAGACCAGAATCCATCCAAAGAATTATTAACGCAGGCACAGTACGGGTAAACCAGCAGTTTGTTGACTTAACCAATCCGAGACAATTTGATGCGACTTCTGTTCCTGAGTAGCATTATCCTCATTAGCGGCTGCTCAACATTAGGCGGCATGTTTGGAGGTTCACCAGCAGTTCCAGTAGTCGCTCCGGTTGAAATTGTCACAATTACGGTGCCAGCACCCATGTACCACCCGCCTTTGCCAGAAGCAGTAACGCCAGCAGCAGTAAAGTGGGTTGTGCTAAACCCATCAGTAATGCGTACCTATATAGAAAATTATGATGATGGGGATGCTCCGGCGGTAGCATATTATGGCCTCACGAATCAGGCTTATGAGAATCTTGCGAACAATCTGGCCGACATACGCAGGTATATATCGCAGTTGTTAAATATCAATCGGTATTATCGTGAAAACGACCCGACTCGAAAGGAAGAATAACTAATGCACATATCAGCAGAAGGCATGGCGTTAATAAAAAAGTTTGAGGGATGCGAGCTGGAGAGTTATCGGTGTAGCGCCGACGTATCAACCATTGGGTTTGGTCATACCAAGGGCGTGAGCGATGGCGATAGCTGCACACAAGAAGAAGCAGACCAGATGCTGACTGATGACTTAGAAGAATTTGAAGGCTATGTGGATAAACTGGTTACTGTGGAGCTGAAGCAAAATGAATTTGACGCTCTGGTTGCCTGGACATTCAACCTGGGACCAACCAATTTGAAATCAAGCACGATGTTGCAAGTGCTCAATGAAGGCAAAAAGTCAGAAGTACCGGCGCAGATGAAGCGATGGAATAAGGCTGGCGGAAATATCTTAAATGGATTAATAAGAAGAAGGGAAGCTGAGGCTTTGCTTTTCCAAGATAAGAAGTGGTACGAGGTCTAAAATGCCATTAATAAAGTATATATTCAGACCTGGGATAGATCGAGAGGGCACTAATTACAGCAATGAAGGCGGCTGGTATTCTGCAGATAAAGTTAGATTTAGAAGGGGCAAGCCAGAAAGAATAGCTGGCTGGGAAAAAAATACGTCCGATAACTTTACTGGCACTTGTAGAAGCCTTTACTCCTATAGAGATCAAGGACAAACTGATTATGTAGGAGTTGGCACTCATCTAAAATACTATGTATTACAAGGAGATGACTTTAATGACATTACTCCTATTAGAAAAACATCTACAAACAGTATTACATTCGCTGCCACAGATGGCTCTTCAACTCTAGTTGTTACTGACTCATCTCATGGTGCAGTAGCTAATGATACCGTTACGTTTGCAGAGGCAGTTTCTTTGGGTGGAACTGTTATAGCAGCAGTTTTAAATCAAAGCTATACAGTAGCTAGAACACTAACTGTAAATACTTATGAAATCACTGCAAAAGATACTTCTGGAGATACAGTAACTGCTAATTCTAGTGATTCTGGTAATGGCGGCTCTGCGGTAGATGGAATTTATGAAATAAATGTTGGATTGGATTTTTATGTTAAAGGAACTGGCTGGGGAGCTGGAACATGGAGTTCTTCTACCTGGGGTTCAGTTAGTCCAATTTCTTCTTCAAGTCAATTAAGACTATGGTCGCAAGATAATTTTGGCGATGATCTAATTTCATGCATCAGGGGTGGTGGAATTTACTATTGGGATGAAAGCGCAGGAGCTACTCAAAGAGCTGTGCCTTTTTCAGATTTAGGAAGTGCTAGTAATGTGCCAACATTGGGC